TTATGTCTACAGTAGTTGCTGCTATTTGTATTTCAGTGTCTGCTACTAAATCAAGCTGCCCATCTGTACTAGAATTTATGTAAATTGCAGTATCTCTAAACTGTAACTTTTCTGTAGTTGCTAATAATATGTCATCAGAAAATTTAAAATAGTCTTCGTCTTCCATCCATGTAATAACACCATCTGCTGATTCTCCATCAAATGTCATTACAATGTCTGTGCCAGATGTTCCTACTCCAAATGTTGGTGCAAGGAATGCTGCAGCTAGTTGGTCAAACTCATTGTTTAGATCAACTGCCTCAATGACACCTCCGTCTACTATTCCTGATGAACTCTGCCTAGTATAAACAGCCATCTATCTTCTCCCTCCCGGTGTAAATTCTAGCTCAAAACCTTTTATAGAAAAAGGAATGTTACTACTTGTATCTGTTATCTTTAATGCTACAGCAAAGCCAGAGCCTTCTACAGCTTGTCTTGTTATTGGTAAATCTCCTTGTCCAAATGCAGAAGTACCAAATATAGCTTCTCCATAGTTAGCCCCACTACCTTGAGTAGTTAATGAAAATACGTTAGGTTGTGGCGTATTAACATCATCATAGTTATATCGTACAAACATACTTGCAGACACTGCACCTTCTGGTTTCCAGTTAAGATTTACTCTTTGCATATTTTTTCTAATACCCGGATCGCCCATTGTTATATCTGGTGAACGATATGTTGCATCAATGTTGCTAGAGTACCCACCTCTTGTCCAGACGTTGCCTGAATCTTGTTTGTAGATATACCCATCGTAGCCACCATGTATTACTGTTTCTACGTTAGATATATAGTCAGAGTCACAAGATGATACCTTCAGTCCTTTTATATCTGCATACTCAAAACCCATTTGCTGTGCATTAGGATTCATTTTAATTGTGGCAATCAGCCCTTTTTGTGATCCCTCAAAACCATCGGTAAGAGGATAAAACAAACGGTACTGTGATTTGTCTCTTATTACTAAAGAGGTAACATTATCATAAGTGATGTCGTTAATTCTGTCTTGGATTTGCTTAGATACAGTTCCAAGTTCCACGTCACCAATTCTTGTAGTACCAGCAATTGTTCTAATCCCGTCTGCAGATAAGAATATAATGTCACCACCTAACTCCTGTATTGAATGGTGGGCTATAGTACCCACGTTTTTTGCTACCTCGGCAAGTGCAAAGTTACTTGAACTTGTCCCTGTTACTTTATAAATTTTTCTTTGGCAAAATATAAATAACTCGTCACGGAAAACTTTTAATCCTGTAACTACGTCACCAACTTTTATTTCACCAGCCCCTGTGTCAAAATCATCTTCTGTAAATGGTCCAGAGAATATTACAGAGTGGGTAGAATTAGACATGCCACCGTAAAACATATGGTTAGCAAAAGATTTTACAAACTTAGGATTAGTAGGAGCTGTCCCACCACCTGTAGCATTTATTATATCTTCACTGTAGCTTGTGTCAAGGGTAAAAGCTGCAGCTGCTCCTGTAGCAATGATTATCTTATCTGTACCATTATAATTATACTTGTCAAAATCATATGTGTACGTTGTACCTTTACTTGTAGCTCTACTTGTCCAACTGCCACTTGTTGTTCCAGTATATACAGTGCCACCTCTTGCTGCAATTACAAGACCGTTAAATATTACAGATAGTAGTATTCTCTCATCTGCAGTTGCTACTTGTGGCACGATTGTAGTATTGTATTTTGTAGTTCCATTTAATCTTCTGTACCCACCAGTTATATCTGGCTCAAAATTAGACAGTTGTAATGCTTCGCCCGGTTGCATGGTAAATACATCTTTGTTGAGGATAAGACCTCCGGCACAACTTGCGGTAAAAGGTTTTTGATAAGAACTATCAGGCATTCACATGTATCCTTGTATCTGTCATATATGTTTTAGTGTTTATGTATTCTGTTCGTATTATCTGCATTTGGTTGTTAAACTCTCCTAAAGCCATTTGTGCAGCTTGTGGATCAGATCGCAGTATATATGCATAGTATTTTGCTCTTGTAGTTATTACAGATTTAAACCTATCGTCTAGATCCATGGTGTCCCCGTGTGCGGATAAGTCTGTATGCACTTTCCAATATTCGTATTGTATTTCGTAGTTGCTTTGATTTGGTACAGGAGATAAGCCAAACTTCTTGTCTTGTGTGGGATAAACATAATCAGGAACACCTAAAGAGTCTTCAGAGTTAGTTAAATCTGTTTCTAAAAATTTACTGTTCCAATTATCATAAGTCATATATCTTAATTTTTTTACAGGTATATCTTCAGATATTCTTACATAGTCTACATCTAATTGTACTCCAGATGCAGTTTCAAAATAGATATATGTTGTTTGTGTTGTTGCTGTAAATGTTGTATCTAAAATAGCACCTTCCCCAAAATTCTCTACAGATTTTGTTGTGCTTAAAACTTCTCCCCCACTTGCTGTGGTGCCTACTTTTATAGCTAAAGTGCTTGTAGAACTGTTGGGACTCATAACCCTAACTTGTAATCTATATGTTGTATTCTTTACTGTTGAGATAGATTGGTACGCTGCTGCATCATTTAAGTTCAGTCTACCATTACCACTACTGGTATAAGATGGAGAACCATCCCCTGTAGTCCATCCAGTTATGTTAGATGTAAACTCTCCGTTTGTTACTAACTCTTTTGGTACAAGTCTAAATGTATCCCAGTCTATTTTTCTGTATGCAAGATCGCCACTTTGTGGTGAGGCTGAAGATGGTAAGGCATATGTTCTTTGTCCAGTAGTTGTAATTTGTTTTGTAGATTTGTACAGATCAGGTATTTCTGATAGGGAGTTATATACTTCATGCATAGCTTTTACTACAAATTTTTTCACAGATGTTTGTATTCCTCTGCTACTAGAAAAGTTAGAGGATGTTAATTCTGCCTCGTTTAATTCGTTTAGTACGTTGTTTACTAATGTTAAATATGTTGTTGCCATTAGTTTATCCCCACTGTTTTCTTGCTTTTAGTTTTGCTTTTTTTGATAATTCACCGTAATGAAATAATCTTACAGAATTTTTACCGTGCGTTTTACCAGAGTGTAACTCTCCATTAGGCATTTTATGTGTACCACCCCTATGGATAGTACCGTCTTTTTTATAATGGTTTACACCTTTCATCTAACAATTCCACTTACGTAATGATTTATTAATTCTTGAATTAGGATCTCTTTTTTTCTTAGCACCTGTTAATTTCTTTTTCATTCCACTCATTCTTGCACAGAAACTCTTTCTTCTGTTAGCTGCTTTTGATCCTTTTTTTAATTTGGATGGCTTGGTTGTTACGGCTGTTTTTAGTTTTGATCCGGGGTTAGCTCTTCTATAGGAAGCTACTCCTCTTTTGTTTAATCCACCGGATTTAGACTTACCCTCTTTTCTTTGCCAAGCCGGAGTTTTAGCCACGTCTTGTCTTCTTTGCAGTTTTTGCGGATCGTCTAAAGTTAGCAGCAGTTGGTGCTCCTTTAGCTCCTACTTTTCTCATTTTTTCTCCAGAACCTGCTTTTATTCTTTTTCTCTTAGCATGAATGTTTGCATATAGTCCGGGTTTTTTACTTTTAGCCATTGTTATTTTCCCCTTCACTATCTTTATTTAATTTTTGTAGTATTAAATTTAAACTTTGTTCAATAGATTTCATACGAGTTTCCATGTCCTCTATTTTACTTGCATCACCGTTAGTCATACTTGGTGCTAGTGATACAATTTTTTGTGTTGATCGTTTATTCCAAACTGTCATAGTCTATCCTTATGGTAGGCAGGGGAGCCTATAACCCCCCTACCCAATGGTTATATTTTAGTTGTGGTCAGTTTCGTCTATGCCTGAAATATCACACATAACAGCCCAAGCTCTAACTTTACTTGCATTGTCTGTTGCTCCCAGAACTGTAACGTCAATTGTATCTGCAGAACCATAAACAGTTCCTGAGTTAGATACATTTTCCACTAAACCTGCATATCCAGTTGAAGTAGAATCGTAACCGTCTACATAACTATCAACATCTCCTCCGTCACCTACGTCTAGTGTAACACCACTAGCAGAAGCAGTTAATACTTCTATACCAGCATTGATAACTAAAGTTTCAGCAGGAATGTCTAACATTTGTACGACATCATTTGCTGCAGGATCGAAAGATGAGAAGTCAACTGTATTCTCAACTAAATAAGGTGTCCTTCCATTAGAAGGATGACCTGTTGTGCCACCGGCACCGGTTTTATCATGTGTTGCCATGATTATTTACTCCCTCTAAATTAAGAATCCAGATCCATAAGGCCTTTGAATACACCTTTGAATCCAGTTGTTGATTCACCACGAAGTACTTTTCTTCCAAATACGTGTAGACCACGAACTATGTCAGAAAAACTATCTGGATCACGAATCACTTCTGTTTTAGCAATGTGTGAAGCAGTTGCTACTCCAGACATATGTCCATACAGAATTGCTGTTTGTCCAGCTGTACTTGAAGACCCAAATGTATGTGTTGCAGCTGAACCAGTTGAACCTACTGCAATAGCATTTGATTGATATAAATCAAAGCCATGTAGTGGTCTGTCTGTTACTCTACCATTTAATAATGGTGAGCTACCAGAACCGATTACAGATGCATCCATAATTTTAGAGCCAGCTTGTCTTAACACCTCGTAAAACTGAGGTGGAGCTACAAGCCAACGATTTTCTTCAGGTACATCATTTTTGTCTAACTCAGCTGCTGCTTGAGCTACAAGATTTGCTACTTCATCACCAGTGTTAGCTGATGTTGCTTGAGTACCAAGAGTTCCTGTAGATGCAATAGCATTGTCATACATATTTTTAAGTACGTTGTAGTCGTAAGCTTTCTTCAAGGTATAAGCACCTGAAGAAGTTGCAAGAGCTTCCCAATTTACATGAGACTGCCTTTCCTCGATGTCATCCACTTTAAATGCAAAATAATTGCCTTGATCAATTGTTAATTGAATTTGATCATCAGCAAGTGTTTGTGTATTTACAGTTTGGCCACGAGCATAGGAAGCAACAGTAATTGATGGCTCTTTAAGAATGTTTACAGTATCACCAAAATTCTCAATTTCTCCAGTGTAGTCTGTGTTAGTAATTGCTTCTACCACAGATGCTCTACGGAAATATTTAAGAACTTTCTGACTGTATATAGCAGGTGCCCAATTTCCAGAAGGTAAATTCTGATAACCGGCTGCCAATCCCATTGTTGCCATATTAATTGTCCTCTATTTATTCGTTAATAACACGACCAGACTTCATAGCCTGATCAATCTCTGATTCATACTTCTCAAACTCCCATGGTTTAAGTCGTTGAATCTCAGAAATCTTCCAAACCTTATCACCCTGCCCAACATTTACATCTCGGCTAGTAGCCTTAGTAACTGCTTTGGCAGCATCTTTAGATTTAGTAGGTTTCCGTTTCCTGTCTATTCCAACATCCACTTTGTATAAATCAACAGTCCTACTTGCCCAAACAGGATCAGTATTGTTTTTAGTAATACCTTCAGAAATGCTTTTGGGCTGTTGCTCAAGCCATGCTAAAAACTGTGGATCAGTTTTTATTTGATCAAAATCAGGATGAGTAGAAAGAAGTTGTTTATAAGCAGATTGTACTTTTAACTTAGATTCTCTCTGTGTTAATTCTCCAATTTTTGCTTGTAAATCTTCTACTTTATCAGAAGCCATTTTATGAGAAATTGTCTCAACAACTTGGTATACATCTGGATATTGTTCTTTAAACTGTTCTAATTCTTCTGCTGTCTTTGGTGGAGAATATTGAACTTGTTTTTCAGCAACTTTAGCTTGTGCTGTTAAAGTTTCTTTTTCTTGTTTCCATTCAGACAGTTTCTTATCATAGTACGTTTTAAGATCGTCATATCTTTTCTTATACTGTACTTCTGTATCTCCTCCACTAATACCTTCATTTGGTTCTTGGGTTGAGTCTTTTGAGTCCATAAAACTTTCTACTTCTGGAGTGGCTTCCATCGTGGCCTCGACAGACGTGTCCTCAGTTTCAGTTACTTCCTCTTCGGCTGTAAGCACTCTATCTTTACCCTTAAACATATTTACTCTTGGGTCCTCTTCAAGTACATTAGCCTTGTTGTGCATGTTAGTTTTCTTTTTTGCCATGTTATTATTCCTCCTTTACAGTGCCTCAGAATTGAGGGTGGCCGTTATTGGCTGATTTATCCAGTGCTAGATGGCAGTCTAGGTGGCTGGAATTAGTGTACAGGTTAATTTTTTCTATTAGCTTTTTCTAAAGCTTTTATATATTTATCTCCTGCAAAAATTTCTGGGGTTCTCCCTAATGCTTTATAAACTTTTGGTACGTATTCTAAAGCTTCTTTTCCTAGTGTGCTTAACATTGATCCGTTATTTATCCATTCTTGTGTAGATGAAGGACCTAAGTTATAGGCTAAAAGAGCTAATTCTGGATTTTTAAATTGCTTATACATCATATTTAAATATTGTGTACCAAACCATTTATTTGTTTCAGCATCTTTCATATCATACTCTCCTGAATTATTTTTCTTTAACCATGTAGGAAGAGTTTCTGGTGTGTGTTGTTTTTTATTATTTCCTCTAATTAATACGTCTTTTACAGCTATTGGTGTTACTTGCATTAATCCTACTGCACCTTTTTTACTAACTGCATCAGGTCTATTTGTACTTTCTACTTGTATAACTGCCGGCTTTATTATATCTACAAAAGTACTATCAACAATAGGTTTTTGTTGTGGAGGTGGAGGGTTTTCTACTATCATGCCTTCTCTAGCCCCCATTACTGGTTGAACACCTACTTGATTTGGGTTTTGTGCTTGTTCATTAGCTATAGCTTCTTCGGTTTCAGCTTCACCTTTTTTATTCCATTTATCTATAGTTTCTTTACCTATTATTTCAGATTCTTTAGCACTAAATTTAAATTCTCCATTAGAAGTAGCTATATCTACACCATCTCCTTGATATTGTTTTTCATCATCTATTATGGTGCCTTGAGATCGTAATATGTCCCTAGCTTCTTCTCTAGCTTTCATAAGATCTTTTAAACCTACAATTTTTACAGCTGCTGCATTTATAATAGCAGAACCTTCTTCTACATTATCCATTGGTACTGTATCTGCAACAGGAGAAGCATTTGGATCTATTGGATCTTGTATTAACCCTGTTCCAGCTCCCGGTAACACCTCTTGTACAGGTGGCATACCTTGTATTTGTTCTTGTTGTTGTAAATCATCTGTTCCTAAAGCCAACCCTTGTGGAGGAGCATCTCCCATAATAGGTGCTTTATTTACAGGAGGAGCATCTCCCATAATAGGTGCTTTATTTACAGGAGGAGCATCTCCCATAAACACTTCTTTTGGACCATTTACACCAGTCATAACTTCGTCTATGTACTCTTCATCTAATCCTCTCATACGACCATATTCTTCTAAATCCATCTGTTCATTTTCAGGAACTTGATTTATATCCATGTCTCTTTGCCCTTCAGGAAAAGTTCCTGTTCTTCCTTTAAAATCTAAAGCCATAAATTCATTTACTACAGGAGATATTTCTACTAATCTTTGTAATTCTTCTGGTGTTAAATTTTGTTCATACTGTTGTCTTAAACGTAATGATTCTACATGAGGATCACCTCTACCTATGAACTCATGATCTAAATCTTGTAAACTTAACATAATTATTCCTTTACCCAAAAATGCTTTTAGCATATTTATTTACTTCTTTTTCATATTGTTCTTGAGAAGAAAACCCTACTCTTTGTCCAAGATCTGTATTAAAGTATGTAGGATTACCTTCATATGCACCAGAGTTTATCCATCTTTCAATCATTTCAGAAGAACTGCCTGATCCATCTTTCCAAGGACTTACATCTATTCTTCGTAGGTAGTTACCTCCTCGTATTTTTGCTTCAACTATAGCTTGGTTTGCTTTTTCATAATTTAATTTCATTCCAAACTTTTTAGACCAACCATTTAAAAATTGTACAGCTTGATTTGCATGTTGTTTTGCTTGGCTAGGATCAAACCCATTGTATCCATAGGTTGTTTCAAATTCTAAATTATTATTTTCTTTATTTAATCTTATCTCTGCACCACCAAATCCCGGTTTTGGCTTCTTTCCCCACCAACCAAAAGCTCTTCCAATTTGACTAATTGCTTCTAAACCTATAGCATAGGGTAAAGCTGCTGGATTTACAGATGCTACAGCCCATGCTGTATTTGTTACAGCTCCTGCATAATCTTTGTTTCCCCAAGCTTCTGCTGCATTATAGAGACCGTAAGCTGCTCCTGCATATCCTAATGCTTTTGCACCCATACTAGCACCTGCTGGAGCTGTACTACCGTACATAGGTTGTCCTAATACATTTACTCCAGCACCTGAAGTTTGTAAAGCTTGTGCTCCTCCGGTAGCAACAGCACTAGAAGTGCTTCCTCCATATCCTGTTCCTGACCAAGAAGTTGGCATACCTCCTCCAAAAGCTGATGAAGGATACCTAGTAGGAAAATATGATTTATATGCATCTGTAATCATATCTCCAGCAAGTTCTGATCCTGCTTTTTCAACCTTTTCCATCCCATATTCTTGAAGTATATTTCCTGCTACTTCAGCTCGTGTAGGTCCGTCTATCCCCGGTCTTCTAGGATCGTATTTTGCTGAATAATAATCTTCATCTACTTCTGTTTCTAAACCATATGCTTGGCCTTTTCTAGTAAGGTCTGTTCTTGGTGTAGGAGAAAACTCTAAAAAAGGATCAGGTACGTTTGCAGCAAATTGGGGCACATCTGGAGAAGTTATATTTAAATTAGGTTCATATTGAAATAATGGATCTGCTCCCCCAAAAACTCTAACTTGTTCTCTTTGTTTTTTTTCTTTTTCTCTTCTTTCTCTAATTTGTTCTGGATCAGTAAAAGGAGATATTATATTTGTAAGGTCGTTAGCATATGGATCATAACCTCCTCCTACAGAGATAGCAGGAGAAGCAGCTATAGTTTCTTGAAAAGTTGTTACCTGATAAGGTTGACTAGGATCTACATCTGCTTCTGTTAAAAAAGCACTTTGTTCACCTAATCCAAAATCTGTTTGTACAGATATTGGTGATGCTTCAGTAGGTGGACTTCCTAAAAATCCTTGTTCAGTATCTACAGCCATGATTATCTATTACTTTCCTTTTTCATTTCGTCATAATTATTCTTCAGGTTGAGAAGCATTCCCAGCAAACTGGCTTTCCCCTGCAGCCGGTACACCTCCAACTCCGATTGTGCCGTTACCAGCCCCTGTAAGGTCTGTAGGTGTAGTCCCTGCAGAAGTTTGTGAAGGGATTCCCATGCCTCCGGGTTGTTGACCATTGGTGCCAATTGCTTGAGGGTCTCCTGATTCTGGTTGTTGTTCTTGTTGGGCATTTTGCATTCCTTTTAACATTTCAGCATAGATCTGTGCTTGGTTCATATCATTAACAAGACTGTCTGGATCTATATCTTGAGATATTGCTAGTTCTCTTATTAGATTAGGTATTTTAATAAAAGGAGCTAACATTGGGTTACTAACTGTTTGTAAAAGAGCAGTTAATCTTTGTGAACGTACTTCTTTTTGCATTACAGAAGCCACCCCTTTTGGTTTAATTTCAAGATCACCAATTATATCTGGATTATCTTCATTAAACTGCATGTTCCATTGAAAGAAAGCTTCTCCCATTGGTTTCAAAAGATGATCATCAAGATTCTTTATAACAGTCTTTATGGATAAGCCGGCTGATCCTAATAACATAGATAAGCCTGCTGCTGTTCTGCCTGTGCCAGTAACACCTGTCTGCCCATGCATTATACTGGGTATACCAGTTTCTTCATCAGCAAGTTGCCTTGCTTTATCGTACATCTGTATGTTTTCACCTGCTGTATTAGGAAACTTTATACCATTTACAGCTGTGCCGGTAACACCAGATTGTCTTCTAAATACTTTACCGGGAAATATATCATAATTTTGACCCGGTACTAAAGATGTTTCATCTACATCAAATACAAGGTTTCCTGCTAAAGATAAGTTGTCTATAGCCATACGAACATGACCATTCATTAATAGCTGTGCATCTTCCATATTTTCTGGTATGCCTATACCCCATATTTGGTAAGGGCTTATTTCATAAGGAAATATTTGAAAAGGAATACGCATTGGTATAAATGGATTTACTACAGCTCTTAATACTTGTCCACCACATACCCAAATGTTAGCCTGTACTTGTCCTAAAGGATCTGATCCGGTATCGGGAATACCTACTTGTTCTAATATATCAGAATCAATGCAACCCCAATACTCTAATACTTCAAATCGTTCACTGGAATTACGCATCTGTTGATCATCGTCTTTTATAACACTTTCAAAGTATTTATCAACATAGTTTCCTCCTCCTGATAATACAGCCCTAATAGCTTCAGGGTCAAACATAGGCATACTCATAAGATTACGTAATTGTTCTCTATTCATCTTATGTCTTTGTATAACATAATCACAATCATCAATACTTGTAGCAACAGGATCAGGGTACAAATCCCAACATGATACAGATTCTATTTTAGGTATGTCTTTATAATACGGAGTATACTCCTTACTACCTTCTTCATCTTTTTCCCATTTGTGAACAGTTTTAATATGAGTAAAAGGTCCCTTTACTATTCCAGTGCCTAACAATACAGATTCAAATATAGAATTTCTAAGGGTTGTAATAGCATTAGATCCTGTCAACTGATCATGTATTAATTTCTCCATTCTTCTAGCAGTTTCTGCTGCAGGAGATATTTGAGGTTCTCCTGTTTTAGACATACCTTCTGCTAAAGGAGCACCTTCATACTCTTGAGCTAATCCTCCTAAATAATCCATTTGTTCAGTAGCTTCAGTAGCTCCGGGAGGTAATTCTCTACCGTCACCTTCATATCCTACAGGACTCGTAGGCATATCATCTAAAGGAGTTTTTAAATGAGCAAACTCAGCTATACCTTCAGGCACAGGTGTAGACTCTACTGTTAAAGGAAATTTTTTATTAGCAAATAAAATGTCTACAATTTGACCATAAGCAGCAAGTACTTTAGTCTTTGTTATTTTTATAAATACTTTAGACTTTTCAGTACTTGTATATTGTGTGCTAGAGTCATAAATACCTCTAAAATTTTTATAAGCACTTAACCATCGTTGCTCATGTATTTGTCGACCATCTTCTGCTTCTTTTAATCTTCCTTTTATTAAAGATACTAAACCCGGAGCTTCTTCCGGAGACATTTCTGCAGATACATCAATAGGATCATCCATATTTTTATCCTAACTTATTAACCTATACTTTTTGAAGAACCCATAATCATGCCTAAATCACCAGTATGTTTAGTACCGGCTGTTTTAGAATCTTGTGATTGTTTAAATTCTCCTGAATTTTCACCCATAACATTTGAGTCTAATTTTTCACGATATAATGAACTTTCATTAGCTTCGTTCATTTCCCCTTGTTTACTCATCTGGCCCATAATATAACCAGATTTATAAGCACTTTTTACACCTTGAGGCATAGTTTTCTCCTTTTATTGTTGTTAATTAAAAACCAATTTCAGATAACTGTTCTTGTAATCTTGCTTGATTGGCTTGCTTTTCTCTTGTTATTTGTGGATGTTCAAAACTTCCACCTTCTGTAGCTCTACTTGCTTGAGCTTCTATATCTTGTATATCAGTTAAAGCTTGTGCTCTTGTATCTACATTTAAAGGACTTTCTCCAGTAATATCAGAAATTCTTCCCATCTCCATAAAGTTTTTATCTGAAACAAGATTTTGTACGTCATCTGCAACTACTGTTGGAGTAACTGATTCTGCTGCTACCATACCTGCAGTAACTCCCGGTCCTCCTGCTAAACCTATTACTTTCGATGTTCCTGCATAGGCTAAATCTTGTGCTGCAGCACCGGCAGGATCAATACCATATGAAGCTAAACCTAAAACAGCCATACCACCTATTGCTCCTTTTGTACCACCTTTTATAGCTTTTCCCTTTACTTTTTCTCTTATTTCAGATGCAGTTAAACCTTCTAGTTCTTCTGGGGCAATGCCTGCCATTGTTGCTACTTGTTGTAAAAAAGGACTTTTTTTAGTTAGTATTTTATCCCCTGCAGGAGCATTGTTATCTCCAAACCTTTTTTTTCTATCTGCTTTTGTTTCTTCTGCTTTCATAAGTTTTTCTTCAGTAGCAACTTTTGTTTCTGCTACTTCTTTTGCTTTTTTTGATAAAAACAGTTCTAATTGTGCTTTTCTTTTTTTCTCATTATCTTGTATTTCTTCAGCTGTTAAAACTCTTGTTATTTGTTTTTCACCTAAATCTTCTACTTTTTCTATATGTAATGTTTCGTCTGCTAAAGATATTCCAGAATTTCTAGCTAAATCATTAACATCAGAATACTCTAATGTATCTGCAATTAAAGTTTCATAAAGAGCTAATACGTTTGTAATTTTATCTTCTGCACCTACACCAGCAATATTACTTAAATAAGATCTTGCTGCCATTTTACTAGCACCTCTAATAAAACCTTTATCTCCTGTGTGACCTAATAGTTCTATAGCTATTTCTGGATTGTTTATACGAGGATGCATAGCTATAGTACTTGAAGCTATTTTTCTTAAATCTTTTATACCAACAACTTCTCTACCTAATATATCTTCAAAATTTTTCATAAGAGGAACAAAATACTCTCTGGCTGCATTAGATAACTTTGTTGTTGTAGGCAGTATGTTTTTACCTTTTATAATATTACCATCAGCATCAAATGTTTCTACATTAAATAAATAATTTCTACCAGATTTTATAGCATCATCATAATCTGCCCTCAATAAATTATTTAAAAAAGGAGTTAAAACAACTCTTCTTGGTAATCCTTTTTGCCCTCTACCTAACATACTTTCTAAACTTAAAGTTAATACCCCATCAGCATTTATGGCTAAATTAGGTCGTACTGTTTCTAATCCAGCTGCAAATTTTTTACTAACAGTCATTTGAGTTATATCATTTCCTCTTATAGGAAGTATTGCTGATAGAAAAAAAGCTTTTGCATAGGCTGGACCATATTTTGGATCTTTTGCTATATTTTCTGTAGCTTCTATAATTTGAGGCCACACATTTTTAGGAGGGGGAACTTCATCAAAAGCCATTCCACCTCTTTTTTGAGGTACTTTTGTTATAGGATCTCTAGGATAGTTTACCTTTTCTCCACCACCAATGGCTGTTTTATTATCATCAAAAAATTTTTTAGTTGAACCGTCTACTGCTTGAACAGCAATTTTAATATCTGCTCCTACAAGTTTATTTAATTCATTTAAATCATATGTAACATCAAAAAAATTACTGTCTAATATTTTTTTAAATTTTTTTACTTTTGTAACAAATCCTGTTGACCTAGTAGGTTTTTCTTTTCCTTCACCTAAAAGTATGTCTTGCATTTGTTTAGTGGTAGCATCTGCAGCTACCTCTCGTTGATCAAAACGTATCCCAGTATCTTGAGCATGTATAATTAAGGCATCTCTTACTGTTAAAGTTTTATTTTTAAACTTTTCAATAAATACATTAGTATCTGAAGCATTTTCTACTCCATTGGGAAATAATAATTCTTCTAAAATTTCACTGTTTAATTTAGCCATCTAATTAATATCCAAATACTTGATCTTGGGGTTCATATTTTTGTGTATGCCTTGTCATTCTATGTGTGTTATGTACATTTACTAAAGTTCTACTCATTACCATATATCTTAGTGCATCATACGCATGGTCGTCAGCTTTTGTATCAACGTCTTCAGGATTAGTCTTAGACAGAGGCAACGTGGGCAAAGTTCTGATAAGATTATTGCAAGTGGAAAAAACACGAACACGAGGATTTCCATAGTCATCACAAGCTAACCTTCTGTGTACTTCTATCTTTCCTGCCATACGATTTCTGTCTGATGGTATCCATCTTACACCTCTTTTTATCATTGTTTCTGCTATACTAGGTCCTAGACCTGTTCTGTTCCAACAACTTGCATCTAAAACAGCTAATTGCATGGGTGGATCGTCTTTTTCTATCATAGCTATTGTATCTCCAAGCCTTTCACCGGTAAATCCTTTAACATATAGTTCTCTATACACCCAAAGATTGTTATCCCAGTCTATTGCACCCCAAAGTATACAAGAAGGGCTGCTGTAACCATAGTCACCTGATCTTACTCTTGCCCAACCCTCTGGAATGTCAAATGGTTCAGAAACATGCATACTTTTACTAAACTCTGTAAAGGCTGCACCTTCGGCTACATCCCAATCTCCATCAAGTAGTCTCTTTCTTTCTACTTCAGGCAATGACATCAACATTGCTTCGTATTGACCGTCATCAAACAGATATGGATTGTCTGTTAATCTTGCAGGAACAAATTTTCTTAGGAACAAAGGTTCCCCTGCTTTCGTATGTCTAGGAGGATACTTTAATATCTCTCCATTATCAAAATCTCTAGCCCAAAAAGGCTCTCCGGGTGGTGCATGATCTAAATACATCTTCTTTACCCACCAACCTCCTACACCTCCGGGGTTTGCTGTGCAACGCATGTACATACCAAGTGCTGGATCTGTTGTTCTAAGCCTAGATCTTAGGTAATTCCATGTGTATGGAGTAGGATATTGTGTTATTTCGTCTATTCCTATCCAATTAAAAGCTTGTCCTTGGTATCTTGTTACATCTCGGTCATCATCTACGTAAGAAAACCATATTTTAGCCCCAGACGGAAACTCCCATGTTGATTTAGCTTGCTTAAATACTGCACCGGGAAATGCTTTTGTGTATACTTGTCTACTTTTATCTATTAACTCTGTTAATTCAGCTAGTGTTCTTCTTAACAACAACCCTCTATGATTAGGATTTGATGCATCTCTTAGCACATCAGCTAAAAGTGCATATGATTTACCTCCTCCAGCTGCTCCTCCGTATAATATATCTCTTTCTGGAGACTCTAAAAAGGTAGTTTGAGGCCCTTCATTCGGTCTAAATACAACGTCATGGTCTTTCAGGTGATCTCTAAGTGCTTTAGGTACGTTTTTTAGATCATCTGTAGTGACAACGGACTTTCCTCTACCTTTTAATGCATCATCTACCTTTTTAGATGCCTCCTGAGCCCTTTTTGATGCTGCTCTAGCTTTTTTTGCCTGCTTTGTTAGCTTATCAGCTTGTATTTTCTTAGCAGAAAGCTTTTTTTGAGTAGCAAGTTTGGCTCTCATACGAGAAGACCAATTATAAGGAGTTTTTGGCTCTCCCTCTTTTTTTGGTGGCCTACCTCGTTTTTTCTTTTTGTCTTCTATAGGTATAATCCTCTGTTCATACGTTTTGTTAATCCCGGATTAGATATTTTTCTCCCAGAAGCTGTAGATAACCATCGAGATGCCTTAGCTGGACCTACAGTTCGTACATATTCAAAAGCTTTATCTAACAATTCTAACTCTTCCTCTACAGGTTCGTATGTTTTTTCATCTTCAGATAACTTATAACCAAATGGAACTGTAGAAGATGTTCTATTTTTACTTTCTATACCCATGGTTTTTTTGACCCTCCATGATATTCTCTAGCATGACCTTCATCTATAAGCTGTTGGCATATATCTACACCATCTACAAAAGGTATTCCGAGCACTCTTCCGAACTTGCCCTTCTCATCCTTATATGTTTTTACTATAAAATTTTTTGGAAGAAGTTCTTTAAGCCTAGCTTTTGCAGCCAATCCAAGAACTTTTTCTTCCTTATTCTTTGTACGTGACTCTGGTGTATTAATTCCTTGTAACCGTACCCTTTCGTTTGAGAGTGTAACTTTAAAGCCAAGATCAATGCATACATCTATTGTATCTCCATCTACTATTTTAACTAAACTGCATTTGTATTCATGCATTCACAATTCTCACATTCATTTTCTGTTGTACACTGGCAATCTTCACAAGTGCAATTTTCACATTTTTGTTTATTTACTCTTTCATAGGCTTCAATTGCTCTTAAAAACAAATTTGAATTTTCTGGTCCTACAGATATTGTCACTATCTATTTACCTTTCGTGTACTGCCACCTCTAGCATATTGTTTTACATATCCACCTTTATTAAATCTTGCAGTGATTTTAAAATTAATACTACCGTCTCTGCCTTCTTTTTTCATAGCATCTACATCTAATGTCGTATTAGGAGATAGGTCATATCTATTTCTAAATATAGCCATAGCATCACCTTTGTTATCAGCTTTAATAACTTTGCTTAATGTAAGTCCTTTTACTTCGTCTGGACTATAGTTTATTCTGTTTCCTTTTACTGTAAGATCACCCATAGATTATTGCCCCGATAATGGATTTGATAAAGCTCTTTGTAATTTTGTACCAAATCGTTCTTCTAAATTTTTCATTTCGTCTGTTAAAAAATCTTGTCTTCTCTGTGCACCTTCTTCTATAGCTGTACGTTTTGCATCAAATCTATCAGAAGCATGTTGTATCAAACCGTTAAGACTGTTTCTTGCATCAGTAACAACAACTTGCATACCTATTTTAACTTCTTCTATTTTGGAATATACGTTTCGGTTTAGCTCTCTGTTATCTTCTACGATAGTATCCATAGAGTCTTGTAAACCATACATGTCAGCTTTTAAATCTGTTTTAATAGTTCTAGCAGAATCTTGTGCAGATGTCAACAACTCTTTTAATGTTAATAGTTCTGTCTCTACTCTTTTTTCTAATCCTGTTATAGTTTCGTTAATAACACCGATCTCTCTGTTAAATCCACTTAGATCAGGCTCCACATATGCAGCTATCTGAGCTTCCATTGCTTGCCAACGACCATACACTTCAAATCCTCCCCAGATTCCTCCACCGAGTGTACTCAAAGCTGTAAGTATGGCAACAAGTCTGCCTCCTTTAAACTTAACCCCTGCAAATTCTATTTCACTACTCATACTGTTGACTTACCATCTTTTCCATTTGTAAACTTGAGCTAACTGATATGTAACTTCCTAAAGGATCTGGTAGTACAGTGTTTTGATATATATCTTTTGTTTCATACCATGATGGCTGTACAACAGGAACTTGATTACTGTAGCTAGAAATATCTGGGCCTAATGCATTTACAAGAGCAAGTGTTGTCATTTGTGCTACAGGATCATAACTACTTGCCATTGCTGTCATTATCCTTTTTGCTTTCTCTTGTTTATTTACTTGTTCTTTAGTAGGTTTGTTCTCTGCTACTTCTTTAGGTTGTTCTTCTGCCTTTTCTACTTTTTCTACAGGAGCTTCTTCTTTAGATTCTTCTTTAGCAACCTCTTCTTTTGGTGCTTCTTCCTGTACAGTCTCTTCTTTTGCCTCTGTTTTCTCTTCAACTACTGGCTTTTCTACTACATTCTCAGAAACTTGTATATTTTCTTCTACATTTTCTTCACTTAGTGTTTCCTGAGCTTCTGTTGAGCTCTCAGAGACTTTAGTATCTTCCGGCTGGGTAGGTACCTCAAGGTCTTCTGGACCCCCTTCAGTGCTCATTTCTGTAGGACTTTTTTCAACATTTGGCATTTTAATTTCAATAGTTTCTACTTCTATGCCTACATTTTCTATTTCAGCTACTGCTACCTCAACTTCTTGCATTACTTCATCAAAAGACATGTTACCTACATCTATATCTTGAAACATCGTATCCATATTTGTCATAGTATCTTGTGGCATATCCATTGACATGTCATCTATTTGCATATCAGGACCAAACTCTGCAGTTCCTAAATCAATATGAACTACCATGTCCATATCTTGCATCATGTTATCCATCTCTTGTTGTTGTTCTGGAGATGCTACTTCGTATGTTTCTATCATTTCTAATGTTAGAGACTCATTCATTTGCATCGGCTGTACTATTTCTACCCATGTCTCTACAGTAGTTGTTATCACGTTATAATTTACAGTGTAAGCTACGTTATCAAAAAAGTAATTATTCTTACCACCTACTCTTATAAAAACTCTATCTAAGTCTCCTGTAAAATTTTGTGTTCCTGTAAATGTTTCTGGACTTCCTGTGTTCTCTAAGTTTATCTGTCCAGATTCCCATTGTAATACATTATTGCTGTATCCTTTAGTTTCAAAGTATCCTGTTGTGTTATTCTGTGAATGGTACATTTGAAGTTCCCATTCTAGAGCACCACCATCTGATATGTGAAACTCACTTATATCTACATACTGGTCAAATGTAGTTAAGGATGACGATGTACCCTTACCACATGTCCCTGTACCAAAATGTGCATTACAATTTAGCATACTTGCTGGACCAAGCCCACCCCAATCCTGATCCATATCACCCTCGTACCTTGTGGCTACGACTCCTGTACTACTATCTAAAAGATCACCTGTTGTTTTGTTCTCAATTATTGTAGTAGTCTTTGTTACAGTATCAATGTGTCCTTCACCTAAATGCTCAGTTACTGTTTCTTCTACAGAGGTTTCCCCCGGTGTTAGTAACTCAGCTTGACTAGAGAAGGAGTAAAAGAAGAATACCACCGATGCCAATACCAAGGCCGGTAGCTTCCTCTTTAGTAATTTCTTTATCAGTAACATTCTCTTTAACCCATTTGTCATAATCTGGTCTCATCTCAGGATTCTCAGCCCATGCTTTAGCAGCATCTAAGCCAATTTTTCCTTTGAATGGGCAGGGTGTGCCAGCCATTTCCATTGCATTGAATATTCTAGCATCTTGGCAGAGCATGGCTATGGCTCCTACTTTCATCCCCATTCTATATAAAGCTCTTGATAATTTAAGACGTTCACAATTTAGATCTCTTATTGCTGTTCCACCGGCTATACCCAATACTTGTGTTTGTATGGCTGCTGAGGCAGCAAAGCTGCAAACGTCTTGATTATTTATTACCACAGATGGAGCATTGGCAGTACTAGGGGTTCTATCTACTGTTGTTGTTCCTGATACTGTGGATGAAGTTGACGTTACTGTATCTGCTGCAAATGCACTTACGGACAGCAACATTAGTAGACTTATTAAGATACAGCATAGTTTGTTCATGTTTAATTATTAAATCTCTGCACAAGCATAGCAGTTAATTTCCAGACCTACAGATATTTCTTTAACTATTGGTGATTTCCACATGGTATTACTCCTTGTTAGTTGTTGTTAAAAAATTTCGTTTATTCAAATACTTTTTAAAAGCATTAAAATATGTTTTATATTTTTGTTCTACCGGACTTCCTTTAAAAGTCTTATCAAAATACTCCCCCATTACGGGATGATCTGAAAATAAAGATGCTCTAATAAATTCATCGTTTGCTGAGTATTTTATAAAATCTTCTACAGGTCTTTTATCTAATTGTACAGCTGATTCAGTACCAACGTACCCTCGTCTATTTGCTTGTTGTGAATATCTTTCCATATTTTGACGATTATACTTAGCTTGCCTTCCTCTATTAAACTCTTTATACTTAGGGTCTTTTTTTGTAGCTGCATCAAATTTATTCCACAATTTTTTCCAGCCTTTATCATACTCCTTCATATGATGTAATGTTTCTCCTACAATAGCTCCTGATAAATGATCTACACCTCTTTCTGCAAATTTAGGATTTATAGCTACTGTAGCTTTCATTCGTTTTGTTGCTGGAGACCCTGATAAAGTTAATTTCTTTCTATGAAATTCTGGTACGTTTCCTTCAAACCCTTTTTCTGTAGGTGAAAAGTATTCTGAATAACCATACCTATTGTCTAAAATATAATCTATTTCATCTGTTACATATTTTTCTATTACAGGATAATCCTCTATAGCTTTCTTTTTAGCCAATTCTAATATGTTGCTGTTGTCTAAAAATCCCATGTTACTCTTCTATAGTAACTGTTGGCATAGCTTTCTTTGCTGGCATAAGAACTACACCATGTAACAGCTTGCCTTCTATTTCTACTTTCTCCTGCTTTCCCAATCCTACTCTATCTAATAGAGTTTGGGCAGCCTTTAATCTTAATTCTGCTCGTGGATGTTCACCCACATCATTCATTCCTTCTACTACTCTGTGTATTGCTGTTACAGAGTGTGCAGCCATTTCTGTTTTAGCTGCCTCTAATATTTCATCTGATAATGTTTTTAACACCATGCTTCGTGAAGTCTTACTATACCCTGCTTTTTCTAAAGCTAAATTGATGTTACCACCTGTATCAAATAGATTAGACAGAAACGATTTCTGTTTGTCTGTTAATTCTTTTTTCTTTTCTGCTAGTATACCGTTATGCTGCATATTCTATATACTTGTTCCTTTTTCTTTTATTTCTGGATATAATATCTCTGGATCTACGTTTGGTACAATCTTCCAATCGTTGCTGTTATTCTCTGGTGTTCTTCCTGTCTTGTCACAGCCAGCATACATAACCTTTACTTCTTCTGGCTTATCTATATCAAAATCTATAATCTTATCATAATAGGGGCCTACCTGTGTTTGAAACGTGTAGGTTAGCATTTTCTTACAATTCTCTAAAGACAAATCTCTACTGTACGGAGCTGACTCAAACTTTGTACAGTCTCCTTGGAAACACATAAGTATTGTTGCTACAAAGTAAATTGTTTCCATAGCTTATTTATAACGAGCCTTTCGTACTCCACCACCCATAGCATATTTTTTAACTGCACCACCGTAGGCTTTTTTCTTTCTCATAGCTATTTCTATAGCTTTACCTCGTTTTTTTTCATAGCCACTAAGTTTGCCATCTTTATCTAAATCTGCTTTGTTAGGATTGTTTAACACTGATCTTCTCCTGTTGCTGTACACTTGTTATAAAACAGGCATAGGTTCATCTAACTATTCCTTTTATACCAATAAGTTGTGAGAGAATTTGAATAGAACTATGCCTATGTATACTATTATACACCGTATATTAAACTTGTCAAGCTTTTTCTAGTTTAATAGTAAAAAAAATAAAAAATAAAATAATACTTGACAGATTGCTCATATGGGTGTATAATAAAGATAACTCTTTTGATTGAGGGTTTAATAGGTAGGTAACTATGTACAGCAACTGGATAACTACGTACAGCAACCGATCTAGTTTAATGACCCAATTTTAGTAAAAATATGTCGACATTGCATGTCCTAGTACTGGGGCCCCGGGGTGGCTCTTGCAGGGGTATCGCAGAAAATATATAATTTTCTTCATTGAACTTGACGCCTTCACCATTAACACAATTACAAACTTAGCAACCCACCTATAGTATAAAGGTTTGGAATTTAGTGTGTATATTTAAATTAAACTAGGACTGACAAATTTTATAAGCTGGTTTAATAGAATTAAAACCTAGTTACAGACCGAAGGATTGCGTAACATACAACCAATACAAACTCTAGATATTACAAGCACTTACTAATAAAGCACCTAGTAAATCACCCAAGAAAAAACCCCCATTTAAACAGTGTTAAACAGGGGTAGTTTCTAGGGGATATTTACCTATTTACAGCAACAGTTAAGCCGTAGAATGTTCAGTGTTTATAAACTTCATGAATAGGTTATGCATTGCTGTCTTATACTCATAAGTTGTGCTTGTATCCGTTGCATTATAGTTTAAATCCATTATTCTAATACTATTATTTTGTACTTTCTTATTGATTATATCTCTTTTAAAACCCAAGAACTGATACAAGTATTTGCTAGTTGTGGGACTATAGCTATAATTATAATCTAATAATACAACCTCTGGATTGTTAGCACTACGTACAGCAATAACAGTCTTATAACTCTGGAATATCTCCATATTATCAACGGTTATAACAAACTGATTAGCAATAGGTTTACCACTTCTAGAACTTAGCATATTTTTAACTATCATCTATTTATCTCCTATTATATTAATGATTAAGAAAAGACCAACAGCAACACCCAGAATAGCAAGTAAACATATAAAATGTATCACTGCATAATATCCCATGTTGCCGTCAATTACAGGCTGTAATATTATTAAGCCGAATAAACTATAAACAGCCAGAAAGAAAGAGAATATGTTTAGAAATATTATCATATTATTTACTCCTTTCAATAATTGCTTTAAACTGTCTAATTATATTATTCTCTCCAGATACAACACCTAGATTAAATAAAGCAAGTTCACTTCCTCTAAAATTAGAGCCTAGTTCCTTTGCGACCATGTTATTAACCTTGGTTACACTTACAGCAACATATAAATCATATAATGCTTTTCTGCCTGCACTATCTAAACTTTTAATAAATAGTTCTTCTCTGCTAGTAGTCTCTTTCTGTTCTAAGTTAGTTTTATTTTTATCTTGTGCCATTTTTATGACCCTTTCTCTGTTATATTACAATTACTTATTTTATATATTATTCTGTACAGCTTGGCAAGAAATAAAAAAGAGTGGCTGTAAATTAATACAACCACTCCGTCAGATTTTTGGTTTATGTTTAGTCAAATCATATTTTGCACCTCAATTTCTACTAGCTTTAATGCTAGATTTTTATGAGAATTATTTACAATATTATTGTATCATACTTTTTAATAATATTCTTTAAAAAATATGTGCTAATATGTACAAAGTTATGACAATAATAATAATGACACAAATTTGATAAATTAAAGCCACTATATTCATTAATACAACCTCTGCTCATCTTCTATAATATGACTGCCAAAATGACAAGTGAACCAAAAGCCGACTGAGTACACACCAAGAAAGTATATTTGCTCTTGAGAATTATCAGCAATAGCAAACATGCCATAGAAAGCACCGACACATAAGCCAAGACTAGCTATAAAATATAAATAGTTCATATTATGCCACCTCCAACTCTTGCCAATAACGGCTGTCTAACATATCACGAACAGCTATTTCTCTTTCTTTCTGTACATTAGCTTTACTGCTCCCTTTTCTACCCATAGATATATTAGTAACATTACCTTTTTTATCCATTTTTTCATAACTCTCATCAGTATGCGTAGACCAATGAGTTACAGCATTGTACAAAGCCCATAGAGTTTTACCAAGTTTACCTTGCTCTTGCTCATATCTATATAACAGATAATCCGACAGCCTAGTATTGATGTTTCTTAAATCAACTGCTCCTGTTTCTGTATCCTGTAATTCTATAGTCTTACTTTTTTTATGACACAGTGTATTACCTAGCATATTGGCAACAGTTTTATCTTCTAATTTAATATTGCTCCATAGCTTAAACTTCTCACTTTGATTGGCAAATACATCTAAGGAATTACTAACCTTTCCTAATGCACCAGAAATGGACAAGCCACCTGTATGTTTTCTTTTCTCTTGATACATAGATTGACCACCGAATACTAAGGTATTTAAACACAAACTACGGTAAGCACCTGTATAAGTTTGAAATGCCCATGCACCATCTAGAGAATTAAATATATCAGAACGTAGATTAACTACGTCTCCGTCTCTCACTGTCGTACTATGATCTAAAAAATGTATAGTTCTCCTAGCCTTAGCACCATTATCCCACGATTGGTCTATTATTTCTAAGTTAGCACTCGGCATAACTTCCTGTACTTTCTCAGCATGTTTCTTATATAGAGAATAATGGGGTACTGTTTTATAACGTTCCGAATGATTGCCTATAAACTCACCTGTATCGGAACGAATTATTGCTTTCTTTTTTGGTGCTGTATGCTGTATTTCTACTCCGTCATTATTTTTAAAATAATAGTGAAGTGGAACTTCTTTTACATCAAAGTCAAATAAAGATAAGTCGAATAAGTCTTTATGTACATGAGTTTCAGGTAAAATATGGGTACTTGTTCCCATAACGTCATTAGTATTAATTGAATCTAACATAGTGTTTCCTTTCATAGCTTGTTAGAGTTAAAGTTAATTTATTCTATACAGAAATAAACACTATGCAAACTATTTATTAATTATTTTTTATTCTGTACAGCTAACTTATTTTCTTTTCCAATATCTCCAACGATATGATGTCTTATATTAGTACCGTATGGTAATCCCTGTACAAACTGTTTTAATTTATTTTTATCGGATAGTGGTTTGCTGACATTTTTTCTGGTATTCTCCCACTGTAATCTCACTCTGCCAAAAGTACCATAACAGCCACCTTGCTCCTCCTCACCGACTAATTTCTTTTTACTACCATGACTATAGAAAACTATGACAAAATTTCTATTTTTTCTAGAGCAAAGATCACAAGTGTTACAGCCGACATTTTTATTATACTCTGACGGACAACGAACAAACAGCACACTATCTAAAACAAAGTTTTTGCTGACATTTTTATCTGACAAAGTTACTACTGTCGGATAACCCTTCTTATGTACAGCAAGAGCATCGAGTAGTGTATCCGTAGAACGATTAATAGTAGTATGGTTTTTACTATCTCTTATCCTGTACAGAAAGTTAAAGTGAAAGTTTTTATTTTTGTTTAAAGATATATCCTCAAATTTAAAATGAGAATAAGTCCACGATCTGCCACCTTGTACCTTAGCATCTAATACAGCATCTAGATAATCCCAGTCTATTTTATTTGTAGACATAGTGCTGTTTGGATTTAATGCACAGTGTTTCGGACAAGTGCCGAAAACATCATTATCTCCAGAACGATAGGTTACAGCACAATCGGTGGTTTTAAGAGCCTGACTCTTTTTAACTACTTTAAGCACGTTTCTTTCCCTTCTGCTCAGTTATAATTGCTTTACCTTGTACAACCTTAACATCTATTTTCTTTCCTGTACCTAAGTGATAACCAATTCGTGCATTCAATTTTATTATATCATTTTTAGTCTGTACAGTAATGACTTCATGTAATTTAGTTTTTTTCATTTCTTTCTCCCTGTTTGTACAGAAATACATTTATAATATCTTTATAAGTGTTTTATTGTAATAACAAATATCTTTATAAGTGTTTATAAATGTATCTCCAATATAAACTAGATCACAACTAAAAATACTTGTCAACTATTTTTTAAAAGAAATTTTAAATCTTTCTCAGCATCTCTTTTGTGGCTGTACATAGTTAAATACTGTTTTGACTCTCTATTATATATAGCACAATTATGTTCTCCATAAGGTACTATAACATATTTCTCTGACAATTTTCGTTGACAATATTCTGACAAAGTTTCTTCATTATCCATGGTATCTATCACACATCTCCTGTATAAGATCATATATACAATTCTCATGATACTGATCGTTTAGTTTTAAATCTTTATATTTATCGGTTGACAAAAGTTCCATAGCTAACGCATAAATCTCACTGAAATCTTTATCTTGTCTGACAAATTCTTCTACCTCACATTGAAAATCAGTTTCTATATCTAATATATCTTGCTTGTACTGTGTCATAGTTTGTAACTTTCCATTGTAAACCATTTGGGTACAGCTCTTGACTTTTCCCACTTGGCTATGTCCTTTTTACCGTTGACATAATATCTCCTGTATGCCCTAACTGTATTGCTGTGAATACGTAACTCAGTAGATTTATACTCGTCTGGCATACACTGTGGGTGTGGTGTACCGTTAGTATCTACAGGAAACATAGTGGCATGTACCTTATCTAAATCCATAATAACTTGCTGACATTTATGTATCTTGTTATACCTTCTGGTGTACTCAAAACATAACTCCATACCATGTTGCCATAGCCACTCATAGTTTTCTGCACTATCTCCTGTCCATAGTGTACATGGGTGGTTTTTGTGTACTTCTCTATAAGGCACTTTATCTCCCTGTCCATGTCTGTGCCATACAGAACATAACATCTGTGCTGTTTCCAATGGCATCTTGACAATGTGCTTGTCGCATTGCATCTGTGCTGACTGTATAGGACACTCGTCTAGTACGAATATGTTCATGTTAATCTCTCCACCTCATTTAAATATAACTTTCGGACATTATCTGGACAAGGCTTCTTCTCTAAACAAGCATTACACATGACAGAATCGTCTGGTAATCCCCACATTTCACCTTGAAAAAATGAACACTCATCTTCATAGTGTTCTACATGCTTACAGTAATCACATTCCATAGTTATCATAGTCCCACCACCTCAATTGCTTTAAATTTTATTTCTTGAATAATGTAATTAGTTTTAGAACATCTTAAATCTTGATCTAAAAATATCCCAAACATTTTACATATATTAATCCAAGCATTTTTATCTTCAAAATCATCCATATATAAATGTTGTTTATTCATCAATACCCCTCCCCTTCACTATAGGCCTGATTGTCTAAATCCTCTGTCTGTACAGTAGTACGGTGATCTTCTAGTTCCCATATAGCTTGTTGCACTTTGCCGTTCTTTAATAGGTCTATCACTAAATCTATCACTGTAGCACCAGATACCTTGTCCTTCTTATAGAACGTAGCTTCCGTAGAAGGTGCATCTCCTGTGTAGATAGTTTCGTCATCCCTATGGCCGTACCATTCAACATCCCCTCCCGACTGTACAGTACAACCCATAGGTGCTTCATCACAGTTTGGATAAGAGGGACATCCTAGATGTTTATCTAATTTATTTCTTCGTTTATTTGGTTTATTTTTCATCTAAATTCTCCTCATCTTCAATTTCTCTTAACCAATCATTAAAAGTATTTTCTAAAAAATTACCCATTTCATTCTCTAACTCTACAAGTTTAGGATTGTCTGACCATTCTACTAATATTTTAAAACTTACTATGTGTCGTGGCACTGTAGGTATTGTGTCTATATTTCTCATCTACATTCTCCTTTTCTACAATAACCCTTTCACAGTTACAAAACATTGTCAACCCTTATGTGCAAAAAAAAAGAGTAATCTAATTAAAGACTACTCTTTTCTATTATGTAAACAGACTTCGTTGGTTACTGTACAGAAGTTTTTGCCAGAACTGTTTACGTTCTCCTATACAGCAACAGTCATAATAACACTGCTTGTACTTTCATTCCAATTACGGATTGACAAGTTACCACAGTTTAGTTCCACTAGTCTCTGTACAGGAATATTTCTATATCCTTTATTCTTTAAATCAAAAACAGTAATATTAGCATCATCAACATTATAATTCCTTCCACCTTTAAGATGTTTTTTGACACCGAGCCGACAATTTATAGTACGAAACTCACCATCTTTTTTGACAAATTTTGCTGTGAAGATTTTACCCTGTACACAAGAGGATAAAACCTCTGACAGAATATCTTTTTCTATGATGTGATACTTACTCATCATCATCATCTTTCTCCACATAAATATTAGGGTGATCTGCTCTGACTAAATCTTGCCACGATGCTCTGTGAACAGTTCCTTTATCTTCACCATGCTCTATAGTCATTTGTTGATATTTTAAATTTGCTTCTTCTACTACATCATCAAAGGCCTTGTCAAGTTTAGAGACATCTGAATAAGTAATATACTCTACTCCACTTTCCCCAATCTCTTGTACAAGCTTCTTAACTCGGTTCGTAAGCACTAACTGTAAGTCGGTAATGCTAGGTACTTGTACTTTCTTCTTTCTTCCTTTTCTAGCCATATCTTCTTTCTCCTTCATTGCTAATTCGGTTTCTAACCAATCTATAAATGTGTTATCTGACATTTTTTCTCCCTTGTCAAATTAATAATTATTTTTTTATAGAGCAACGAAAGATATTTGTCAACTTAAAACATTTCTATCTGTTTTTCATCATCATGTTGACATACTTCTTGTATTTGTTGACAAAGCATTTTTTGATCTGAACGTCTTGACAAATCTAAGTTATGGACACCGATTGACAAAACTACATTTTCATCTTCGTCTACAACTTTGACATAGTATTTCATTCTTCTTCACCTCGACAAACTTCTATCTTCTCTCCATGTGCTGTAATCTCAGCTAACCACACAGAAAATTCTGCGTTGACATTTGCTTCAGACTCTAGTTTGTTGACAACACTCTCTGGAGGCCAAGGAAATACAGGACAATCACTTCCTCCTGTGAGACTTCCTACGCAACCTACTAACAACAGACTTGACATCCCTACTGCGATTACTGATTTTTTCATATTCTTTAAGTAACTTATTTGATTTCTCAAGGTTCTTTCTCCTTTCGGCTTTTTTGCCACTATCTCTAATAAATAAAAACAGGAATCCATTCTTGACAATTCCTGTGATTATGCCTGATAAAAAACTAAACATAATACATCTCCCTAGTGCAATATTTTTTTGGTATCGTCTTGATCGTCATTCATGTCAAATATTATTCTTTGCATAAGCATGGTTAAAACGTGAGTATACCCAAATCTTACATCCATAAATATTTTATTACAAAGTTCAAAACATAAATAAGAAAGTATAGATATTTGTTCATGGGTACCTAAACCCTTAGTGTTATAATCACTAATAATTTCTATTAATTCACTTTCAAATTCGTCTTGTAAATCATCCATAATTATTATTATACAGCTGACAAAAATCTTGTCAAGTTATTTATATAATATATCCATTACTAGTACCTTTTCCATTACTAGCAAGTTTTTATAAAAAAAATATATGTTGACAAGATTTTTGTCAGCTGTATAATAGTTAATATTATTAACTTAACAGGGATTACTTATGAAAAAACATGTAAATAAAAATAGGTCGTTTGACAGATTACAATACATTATGTATGACAAAAAAGCTAGAGATGCTATGATATATTATTTAAATAAACATAATTATAAAGATATAGTAAGTGTAGAAAATTATAATTTCGATGTGTCTGCAAAAAAAGATAAAGAACATTTCTTTGAAGTTGAAGTTAAGACACAATGGAAAGGTACATGGAATCCATTGTGGAAAGAAATACGAATCCCTGAGAGAAAACAAAGATTGATAAATATTTGGAAAGAAAAATATCCTAAACATGATTTTAAATTTGTGGTGTTTGACTACGATTTAAAAAAAGCATGGTTTATAGATGCAGATGAAGTTGACAAATCTCCTGTAGGCACAATACAAAATTCTAGGTTTACAAATGCACCTCATCTTAAAGAACCATTTTTTCACATACCACTTGACAAAGCACAGCTTGTACATATAACTGAGGAAAAAGATGATTGACATTCGTGATTACATTGAGGCAATGGCTGTACCAGAAGGTTTATCTTATCGTAGCAATTGTCCTGTATGTGGTCATAATAACTCTTTTTCTGTCAGTAATGAGCATAACATACTGTTGTATAACTGTTTTTATGCTAGTTGCAACATCAGTGGAAAAGTGCAAGGCATGGTACATAGATCTAACCAACAGCCGAAGCAAGAAATAGAGTTTAACCTAGAGACAGCAACATGGATTCCTGTAGAGAGAAGTCCAAAATCTATGGATTATATTCGTGACAATAATATACTCCATGCATACAAGAATAGATTCTGTAATATACAGTATGATGTTAAGGAAGACAGATGTGTTTTCTGTATATACAAAGATAACACAATAGTTGATGCTGTGGGTAGAAGTCTGACAGGAAGAAAACCAAAGTGGAAAAGGTATGCATCATCTAAGTTACCATTTATAACCAAGAACAAAAGTGACGTTGCTGTAATTGTAGAGGACTGTGCTTCAGCTTGTGCAGTGACAATGGCAGGACAAGCAGGAGTTGCTCTCATGGGAACTAACCTTCTACAGGAACACATTCCACATATAGTTGACAATTTTAAATTGGCTGTGGTAGCCCTTGACAAAGATGCTACAAAAAAATCACTTGACATTGCTAAAGAGTTGAGTGTACATATGCAAACGAACATAAAATTTTTAGATAACGATATAAAAACTTGGTCAAAGGAGAAGATAGTAGCTGAGTTAAAATAGAACACTTTTTAGTGTAGTGGGGTAAGTATGACAATAGAGAAACAGATATTAGCACAATGTCTAAACAACACCTTTTACAAAAAGGCCAGTGACGTTGTGGGTAAAGAGATGTTTGCCAACGGTGTGGGTACAGTGTTTGACACTATTGCTTTTGCACATGATAAATATGGTGAAGATCTGACAACAGAGATGTTGTTACAGCTACACAGGGATAGGTTTCCATCTATGCCTGATTCGTCTAGAGAGTCTATCGAGTTGGTTATAAAAGATTTGACTAACTATGTACAAGACAATCCTGAGATGATGCAAGACTTAATCGTAAATTTCTGGAGAAGAGACAGAGCTCAGAAGATAGGATCTAAAGCTACTGACATTTGGTTGGGTAACGAAGGTGATTATGAAGGGTTACGAGTTCTTGTAGATGAACTTATCAACAAACAGCCAGAGGACAGCACAAATTACAGCCGAGTAGAGGATGATGTTGCTGACTTTTTAGAGACACATGAAAAAGGTTTTGAGTTTCATTTTGAGTTGGAGTCTCTACAGGATAGAGTTGGTGGTGTAGGCAGGGGTAATCTTGGCATTATTTTTGCTAGGCCAGAAACAGGTAAGACTACTTTTTGCTCTTACTTAGTTGCAGAATATTTAAAACAAGGACATAAGGTTGCATATTTTGCAAATGAAGAACCGGGCCGGTTGGTCAAGGGCAGAGTTTTCTGTGCCTATTTAGGTAAGAATGTCAGTGAGTTAAAAGACAATATTAAGACTTACAATGAGATATATGACAAACAGATAAAAGAAAATTTATTTATGTTAGAGGGTAGAGAAATATCTATTCGTGAGATAGATAAATTTGTAGAGATAAACAAACCAGATATTATTTTTATAGATCAGCTTGACAAAGTAGCAATCAGTGGTGCATACTCACGATTAGATGAAAAGCTAAGAGCTGTATACGAAAGTTCCAGAGCTATAGCAAAAAGACATGACTGTATGCTCTGGGCAGTATCTCAAGCATCTTATGATGCACATAATAGACAGGAGATAGATTTCAGTATGTTAGAGAACAGCAAGACAGGAAAAGCAGCCGAAGCTGATATTATTATAGGCATAGGTAAAAACTTTGGAGATGAGGAAGATTACATTCGTCATCTATGTGTGTCTAAAAACAAGTTATCTGGTTGGCATGGTACAATTACCTGCCGAATAGATATACAGAAAGCTAGGTATTTGCCATGAGAATAGCTTGGTTAGATATAGAAACAACATACAGTGTAAATGAAGATAAGAAATCAGATGCAGATCCCTATACAGGAAACATGTTGGTGTCTGTTGGTTATATACATGGATATGAACAGAATTACTTATGCTTCTATCACAAAGAGCAAGAGCCTACAGAAAAAGCTAGAGACATATTACAGGGTGTTCTTGATGACACAGATTTATTAGTAGGTCATAACATAAAATTTGATCTAAAGTGGTTACGAGCTTGTGGGTTTATCTATACAGGCAAGGTTCATGATACTATGATAGCAGAATATATCTTGCATGGGGGGGAGAAGGTTCCGTTGTCATTAGCCAAGTGCTGTGAACGATATGCACTGCCACAAAAGAAAACTGGTTTAATCGAAGAATATATGAAAAAAAATGTATCGTTTGAGAGCATACCTTGGTCTATAGTCAAGGAGTACGGTGAAGCAGATGTACAGATAACAAAAGAATTATATGAAGCACAGCTAAGTAACATGCCTGATTCTCTCAAGAGTACTAATGATTTGATGAATGAGTTCTGTGATGTGTTGTGTGATGTAGAGAACAACGGGTTACAGATAAGTCTTAAAAATTTATTTGAAATCAAAGCTACCTATACAAAGGAAGTACAGGAACTAGAAAAGTATCTTAACAGTGAGGTTAAAAAATTAATGGGTGATACTCCTGTCAATCTAGACAGTCCAGAAGATAGGTCTAAGATTATATTTTCTAGGGCTGTACTGAATAAAAAACAATGGGCTAGTAGTTTTAATCTAGGTTATGAGTTACGAGGTAACACAAGAAAGAAGAGAAGACCAAAAACTATGAGTGCACAAGCATTTCAACAAGGTATAGTACGTTTGACTAAGCCTCTGTTTAAGACAGTCATGCAAAGATGTACAGCATGTAATGGTATAGGATATAAGTTTGCCTTGAAGAGAGATGGTACGGTAGGCAAACAAAAACGTATTTGTAAAACTTGTAACAAAACAGGTGTTGTCTACAGGCAAACTAGAGATTTTGCAGGGTTGGGAATGCAACCAAGAAGCACATTAGATCTTACTGTACATGGTTTTAAAACAGATAGGCCTACACTAGAAGGTCTAGTAGTTACAGCCAAGCCAGAACAAAAAACATTTATGGAAAGTTATATAAGATACAATGCAATTAAAACTTATTTGAAAACCTTTATAGAAGGAATAGAAAAAGGTTTAGATGACAGACGTAGAATCCATCCACATTATATGCAATGTGTTACCTCTACAGGAAGATTATCTTCTAGGAATCCTAACTTCCAGAACATGCCACGAGGTGGTACGTTTCCTGTACGTAAGGTAGTAGTTAGCAGATGGGAGGGTGGACATATACTTGAAGGAGATTATTCCCAGCTAGAGTTTAGGGTTGCCGGCTTTTTAGCAAAGGATAATAAAGTGTACGAAGATGTCAGAAATGATGTTGATGTACATTCGTTTACAGCATCTGTGCTGGGTGTGTCTAGACAGGAAGCAAAAGCTGATACGTTTAAGCCTTTGTATGGAGGGTTCTTAGGTACACCAAAACAGATGGAGTATTATCGAGCATTTAAAGAGAAGTATAGTAAGATAGCACAGTGGCATGAGACTTTACAGAATGATGCCATCACATACAATCGGATTACACTTCCATCAGGTCGATATTATAACTTTAGTAATGTATATAGAATGAGGTATGGTGGAGTATCTAACTCTACAGCAATAAAAAATTATCCTGTACAAGGGTTTGCTACAGCCGATCTCCTGCCTATTGCATTAATTAAGTTAAAAAAGTTGTTGACAGATAAGCAAATGTTGAGTATAATATGTAATACGGTTCACGATTCCATTGTAATTGATGTACATCCAGACGAACAGGATTTAGCTGTAGAGACAATGAAAGAAGCTATGTTGTCTTTGCCTGAAGAGTGTAAGAAAAGATACAATGTTGATTACGATATGCCGATAGGAATCGAGATTAAAATAGGTAACAATTGGTTAGACATGAAGGAGATATATAAATCATGACTGAAATAACCACAATGGATACTGCTCTGCCAGAAAACTTAGATAAGGTTTCTACAGAGGAGCTGATGAAACTGACTGGTCAATTGGATCACAATACTACGAAAGCATCTGTAAGCAGACTGGCTATCAACCATGCTACAGAAGATTTTGATGGTAATGCTCTTCCAAGAGGCTGGTTCAGTCTGACTACCCCACCAGAAGGGCCTGTATATGGTGAGAAAGCTACTATGCGTGTGTTTATGCGTACTTATTCCTACTTTGTTTGGGATAATGAAGCTAGTGCTTTCTCTTGCCAAACAGTACAGGCTCCTTCCTTTGGCAGTGACTTTTATGACACTGCAGGAGGTAAGAAGTGTGGGAAATTAGACTACAATACCTTAGAGGCATTGCCAAAAGATAGTCCAGAGTGGGCTGTACAGAAGAGTATTAAATGTACTCAGAATCTTTACGGTCTAGTATCTTTTGAGAATGCTGTAAATAAAGATGGTAGTAAAACTACTGTCAAAGACGTTCCTTGCGTGTGGTATGCAAAAGGAGCTAACTTTACACCTGTAGCTGACTGCTTAAAGAGTCTCAGTAGACAGAAGCAACCTATGTGGCTTATGAATATTGGACTGTCTTCAGTACGGAAGAAAAAAGGTGGAAACATCTACTTCCATGCAGAGCTAACACCTCAGAAGTCAGTGACATGGAGTGAAGAAGACGATGCTCGTATGAGATCATTTATGGAGTTTGTCAAAGGGTACAATGATACTGTTATGAAAGCATATCATTCATCTGGAGAAAAAATAGAGTATGACTCCGTAGTAAATGAATAATCTTATACTGCACAAAGTACAAGGGTTTCTAGATCGTGTCTCAAAAGAAGGGGCCGATCTAGATCCCAAACTTGTAGAGGAATTTAAAGAGGCTTGTGCTACATCTGTAGTACGTCAGTTTGCTAACAAGGACAGCAAATGGAGACCTCGTATGTCTTCTTTGGGTAGACCTTTGTGTCAACAGAAGATGGAACGAGATGGTGCAGAGAAAAACTTTGAGTACAATTCTTTAGTTCGTTTTATGTTTGGTGATCTTGTCGAAGCTATTGCCATTTTGGTAATGAAATCGGCAGGTATAAATATAGAATCAGAACAGGAAGCTGTAAAATTAGAGTTAGGTAATCACTCTGTCTCTGGTACATTAGATGTTGAAATAGATGGTAAAGTATGGGATATTAAATCTGCAAGTCCTTATGCTTTTGATCATAAGTTCGGTGAGTTAGGAGGATATAAAAAGATAAAAGAAGATGATGTGTTTGGATACATATCTCAAGGATACCTGTACAGCCAATCAAAGAATAAAGATTTTGGTGGGTGGATAGTTATTAACAAAGCAAGTGGTGAGTGGGTAGTATGTGAAGCTCCAGAACTACAAGAAGAAGATAAGAAAGAAGCACTTGATTTAGCAAAGAAGAATTTAAAAGCTTTGTTAAGTGGTGAGAAATTTAAAAGATGTTTTACAGATACAGAAGAAACATACAAAGATAAAGATAAAAGTGTTAAGAAAACAGGAAATAGATTGCTATCAAGTATTTGTGGATTTTGTGATTTTAAGAAAACATGTTGGCCTAATGCTATTATGCATAGGAAAGTAGGGTCTACAGCACGTTTTCCAAAGTCTGTATGGTATAGTAAACTTAAAAAACGGGAGATATAATGCCTATCTATTTTCAGACTGATGTTAGCTTTTCAGATATTTATATGAATGATAATGTGTGGTATGCTTACCCAGATTCTGAAGATAAAAAAGGAGGTACAAATATTATAAGAGAGTTAAGAAATAACTTCTCAGCTATTCCTATAAGAGTATGTAAAAGTTTCTATGAAGGAGGCATGTGGAATGATTTTGATTACGATCAAAAGATTGACTTGCTGTCTAAAGATTTAACTAAAGTACAAAGAGTATTAACAAGAGGTGCATTGGTTTGTTTCTACATGGCAGAGTGGACAGAGAACTTAGAGAAGATGAAGAAGCACTGCCCAGAAATATTTAACTTTGCTGTAGAGGAATCAGGAGCATTGTTTGATGCTTATCCACCAAAAGATATAAAATTAAAAAGGCCTGACCGATGAACTGTTGGCATTGTGGAACTGAAGTTATATGGGGTGGTGATCATGATATGGAAGAAGAAGAGGAAGACTATTGTATGTCAACAAATCTATCTTGTCCTAAGTGTGGTTCATTTTACATGGTATACTTACCAAAAGATAAGGAAGAAAACACTTGAAGAGAGCACATGGATACAGGTCTAATTTTGAATTAGATATAGCTAATCAATTAGCCAAGAATAAAATACCTTTTTTGTATGAGAAAATTAATTTTGATTATGTAAGGCACAGTACATACACACCAGATTTTTATCTAGAAGACCAAGATTTTTACATTGAGGTAAAAGGTTTGTTTACATCACAGGATAGAGGTAAACATTTACTAATTAGAAAACAGCATCCAGATTTAGATTTACGATTTCTGTTTATGAATGCTAATAACAAACTGTACAAAGGATCAAAGACTACCTACAGTGGGTGGTGTGAACGATATGACATCCCTTGGTGTCAAGGCTTTGTACCAAAGGAGTGGTTAGAATGATAACAGATAGTGTTAAAGCTAAGTTTGATAAGTATAAAAATACATTGCCTAAAGATTCTTATTGCATTGTAATGGAAGATACAGATGATGGTATGATAAACTTTATGTCTTATGATACGTCTGATAAACCTGATGTGTCTACAGCCTACCTTATACTACGAGGGTTTATGGAGTTGTTGCAAACACAGGTAGATGATGTTATAATGCATGGGCAAGCTGCTGTATTTAGAGAGATAGATATTATAAAACCAGAGGTGAAAGATAAAATGTATGATAAAGATAACATAACTGTATTGAAGTTTAACAATGATAAGTAGTAGTTCAGAAAGAGAAACTCATGAGCAGTACATGGCTAGAATGAGTAGAGAAGAGAAAAGAAGTAAAGAGTTAAAGAGATTAAAAGGATCTAAAGCAACAGATGTTCAGGTAGGAGGAGATCATTATAAAGACTTTGAGATTATGCCTATAGAATACATATCAAAAAATAAACTTGACTTCCTTGAAGGAAATATTATAAAGTACATCTCTCGGCATAGAAATAAGAATGGTGCAGAGGATATAATAAAGATTATACACTATGCACACTTAATACTAGAATTAGAATATGGAGAAAAATAATGGCATCATTGTTAGGAGGAAACTATTTACCTACAGAATATCAATCGTTTATACACATGTCTAGATACTCACGTTGGATAGCAGATGAAAATAGAAGAGAAAGTTGGA